CAGGGAAGCCGCAGAAGCAAGCGGTCGCGATTGCGTATGCGCAGCGCGGGCGCATGACTCGTAGGAAGAAGACGAAGTGATTCGCACTGGGCTTTCCGCGCGGAAAGTCCAGACAGAATCGCGATTCATTCCGGGGACCTGGCAACAGCCCGGAATCAGCGGATCGTCGTTGGCGCTACGTGACAGCGCAAGGTGAGAGCGGGCCGGGCAACCGGGACCCCAATCGAACCAGTTTGCCGTGGAAGTCGGCAGAGGCTCTCCCTTTCAACATCAATTTGAGGTTTCTCAAATGTCCATTCATCTGGGCGGAACTTACACGAGTTCCACCAACGCGGCGATTGCCGCGTTCGATACCGAAGTGAAGCTGGCTTACCAGGGCGAGGGCGTTCTGCGCCCCACCGTGCGTACGAAGTCCGGCGTCACCGGCCAGCAGTTCGCGTTCCGCAAAATGGGCGCGTCGGTTGCGTATCAACAGACTGCGTCGGCGGAAGCGATCACCCCGAACGACACCAGCCACTCGAAGATTTTCGCGACCCTGACGAACTGGCGTGTAGGCGACTACACCGACCTCTTCGACCAGGCGGAGACGAACATTGATGAGCGTGCCGATCTCGCGAAGAACAACGCGAAGGCGATCGGCCGTGCCGAGGACCAGCTGGTCATCAACGCTCTCGCGGCCGTCTCCGGCCCCGCGGGCACCGTGGCTTCCGGCTACGGCGGCACGAACACCGGCCTCACCGCTGACAAGATCCGGCACGCTAAGCGGTACCTTGTGCAGCAGCAGGCGTCGGGTGGCGATCACTACATGGTGATCAACGCCATCGCTCTCGAGACGGCGCTTGCCGAGATCGAGGTGACCAGTTCCGACTACCAGACGATGAAGCTCCTTGTCGATGCCGACATGAACGGCAAGAAGGGGTTTGGCTTCACCTTCAAGGTGATCGAGAACCGCGTCGAAGGTGGCCTGCCCGCCGGTTCGAGCAACGTGACGGAGTGCTTCGCGTACGACAAGGCAGCGGTTGGCCTCGCGGTCAATCTCGAGCCGAGCTCGCGCGTGGACTACATCCCGCAGAACAACGCGTGGCTGTCGCAGTCGGTCTACAAAGGCGGCTCGGCCATCATCGACCCGCTGGGCGTCGTGGTCGTCAACGTTTACGGCACCTAATCGGTAGCCGCTGACACCACCCCACTTCAGCAGAGGAAACGAACATGGCTTTTTCGAGCTACAACACCGCGTTCACTCGGGTCGGTCCCGTGAACGACAATTGCCCGACGATCTGGACGTATCTGGCGGCCGAGACGACTCTCGACGCCGTAGCGGTCAGCGGGTATTTCAACGCCGTCGCCAACAAGCTCAAGGTTGGCGATCTGGTCTACTTCGTCTCGGGGGTTTCCCCGTGGGTTGCGGGCCTCGCAGTCGTCAAGAGCAACACCCGGAGTCTGACTTCGGTGCCGCCGGTCTCCGGCGTCGTCGATCTCTTCAACTTCACCGCGATCAACACTTCGATCAACAGCGGCTAAAAACTGCTGCCCGGGGCGGTGGCTTTCGCCGCCCCTCTTTTTCTACTGGGCATTCATGACGCAACACCTCGTCAAGTGGATTCCGTTCGATCTTGCCTGCCGACTTCGGTCGCTGCAGCAGGGGACGCTTAACGTAGGGAATACCCAGCAGAACAAGTCGCATCTCTACACGCTCTCGGTTGCGCAAGCGAACACCCCGAGTAGCCCACCGTGGGCGCGTTGGCGCACCGGCGGCGCGAACACCGCGAAGGTACGCGGGAATCTGTACCTGAACGTGCCGTTGGTTCCGGGCTACGTGCCGCCCCCGGGCACGAACGATTGAAGACGCTGCTGGTCGTCGGCAGCGCGCCTTGTCTCTACGAGGACACGGCTCAAGCGCTGCAGCTACGGCCGTTCGCCGGTCTAATGCTGGTGAACGGGGCCTGCACGGCCTACGAGACGGCCGAACACGTTCTCGCCGGCCACGAAGAGAAGGCTGAGTTTTTCGCTCGCGCCCGGCGTGAGCGGTTTCCGAATGCGCCGCCCTGGCGGCTGCACGCGACGACGCACCCGCATCGGCAGAAAGCGTGCCGCGAGATGTTTCCGAGTGTCTCGGACTGGTGGCCCCACGAGTGCGGCGTTGCCGCAACGTCCGCGAGCAAGGCTGCGAAGATCGGGTTTCTCCTGGGGTACGACGAGGCGATCTTATGCGGCTGCCCGATGACCGGCTCGGGCTATTTCCCCGGCGAGGCGGACGTGCCACAGCATGTCATGTGCCTGCGCATCGGTGACAGCGGAATGGCCTTCGGGGGCGCGACGCCTGTGCAAGAAGCGCGAATCATCAAAGGCTACCGCGAGAAGATGAAGATCCTCGCGGAGACAGAATTTAAGAATCGGGTTTATTCAATGAGCGGGTATAGCCGGGAAGTGCTCGGCGCGCCGCCGAGGTACTGAGATGACTGTTTCTGCTTATCCCCGCGACCACGACGGCGCCGCGCTATCGACGAGCGTGACCGCCCGAACCACCGCGTACAACGCCATTCCGGCTGCGAGCGCGAGCGCGAAAGCCACTGCGGCGCAAGCGCTCGATCAGGCGCAGCGCGAGTTGGTGAACCACTACTTGGGTACCGGCCGGCTTCTCGCGTCCAGCATCCTCTCCACGATGACCTAACAGGGCAGCGCATATGGCAACTTGGGTTCCAGCGAATCGGGCGGCGACATTCCCCGAAGTGATCAAGATTTACCGGCGCGCGGGCGGCGGCGGCGCCGGCGGCCCGGCGAAGGCGGCGAAGGGCTTCCTGAAGTCCGTGAAGGCGGCGGTCGCGGCCGGCTCCTCGTGGGTCCGGAAGGATCCGGGCGCGTCGAGCGACTGGCAGGCTGCACAGGTCGATGTGACTGCGATTCCGGGCGTGCGCGCGCTGCGGGCGAACGGGAAGTGGACCGGTTTCTGATCTAAGCATCTGAGGAGAAGCAGATGACTCGAACTGTTGAAGGGCTCGGGCGCACCTGGGCGTGGCCCGACGAGGACAGGGAGTGCATCAAGGTCATCTTCGACTGGATTTCTGACCTTGGCCGCACGGTGCACTTCTGCGAACAGCGCCGCACCGCCATTCAAGCCGGCGGCAACATGGGTGTTTGGCCGTGGTGGCTGGCGCAGTCGTTCGAGCGCGTGATTACGGCGGAGCCGGATCCCGAGTGCAATTGGTTGTTGGCGCAGAACCTACTCGGCCAAGCGGGGAATATTACGGTTCACCAGGCCGCGTTCTTTGACGCGGACGGGTGGTGCCGCATGCAGCCCGACGGCGTTCAGAACCGTGGCGCACAGTTCATCGTGCCGGAGCCGTATGACCAGGCGCAAGCCCGCTGCATCACGATCGACAGCCTTGGCGTCACCGATTGCGATCTGATCTACCTGGACATCGAAGGCGCGGAATTGCGAGCGCTGCGCGGTGCCGGGCAGACGATCCGCGCGTCGAAGCCGGTGATTGCATTTGAGGACAAGGATCTGTCGCGCCGGTTCGGGTGTGGCAAGTATGACACGGAGAGGTGGCTTGCCAGCGAGTTCGGCTACAAGGTGGTTGCGCGCTACCACAACGACGTGGTGATGGCATGCGGATAGTCACCGTGCTCAAGTCGGGTGGAGACTTCAAACCACTGCATGCCCAAGCGCTTGCTCGACAAATCGAGCATTGGGCGCCTACCGCATCTTTTATGTGTCTCACCGACGTAAAAGTCGAAGGCGTCGAGACACGCTCGTTGCAGCGCGGCTGGCCCGGCTGGTGGTCGAAGATGGAGGTGTTCGACCCCGAACTCCCCGGCGACCTGGTCTACGTGGATCTGGACACGGTCATCAGCGGGCCGTTGGGTGATCTAGCCAAGGTCGGCCGCCTCGCGATGCTTCGCGACTTCTACCGCGACGGCAAGAAGTTCAAGGAGGGGCTGCAGAGCAGCGTGATGGTGCTGCCCGAATCCGAGCGGCAGGTTATCTGGGACGAGTTCACCGTGAACCCCGCGCTCGCTATGGCATTCAACCGCGCGGGCGGCGACCAACGGTTCCTCGAGCGGTTTTGGTTGACGCGCGCCGCGCGCCTGCAGGACTTGTTACCCGGGCAGCTCGTAAGTTGGAAAGTCAACTGCGCGCAGGGCGTACCGGCCGGAGCGCGGGTTGTTGTGTTCCACGGCCAGCCCCGGCCCTGGCAAGTCGGCCAGTTTCTTCACCTCTACAGGTAGTCCATGACATCGCTTGCGGCCAATCTCGTCACGCAGACGAAAATTTCGATGCTGTCCGCAGCGCTCGTGCTTTGCGGAGAAACGCCTCTTAACAGCTTGACCGATGAGCGCTACGGTGCGGCGGTTGGCGCGGCACTGTTCGACATGGTGTACGAGAGCGAGCTGCAGAGTAACCGCTGGCGGTTCGCTTGCAAGAAAACGGCGCTCGCGCGTGTCAACGTCACGCCGCCAAACGAGTGGATGTACTGTTTCCAGCTCCCTACAGACATGTTGCTGCCGATCGGTATTTGGGGGGTTGGCCCCGATCGGACGTACGAAATCTACTCGGACAAAATATACGCGAACATTACGTCGAATCCCGGCCCGATCAACCAGTCGGCGCCGGTTCTCACCTTCGACTACATGTTCAAACCTGACCCGTCCACGGTGCCTTCGTACTTCACCCTGCTCATGACCTACGCACTTGCGAAGGATATGATTAAGCCGATCACGGAGGACAGCAACGCCACGCAGATCATGACGGCAAAGTACAACCAGCAAAAGGCTGCAGCCGCCTACGCTGATGCGCAGGGACGCCCCAACCGCCCCGTTCAGCACAACCCGTTCGTGATGGTGCGCTAACGTGGGGCAACAGGTTAACACGCATAGCATCCAATCGAACTTCCTTTCGGGAGTCCTAGATCCTCGGGTGCAAGGACGTGTCGACGCCAACGCCTACATCTCTTCCATGCTCACGGGCACCAACTGCGAGCTCGTGCATTTGGGCGGCGTGCAGCGGCGCCGCGGGCTAGTGCAGAAGTTCATCTGCCCGAACAAGCTGACGCTGCTGACCGGCACGTACACACTGCCAGACGGCCCGTCGTCGGTAACGGGCCTCGGCACGAACTCCCAGACGAATAAGTTCACGACGACCACGCCGCCCGACACGACGGACCCGTGGGTGCTCGTGCATATTGATTTCGGCGCGGCCAAGAACGTGTTGTTCGCCGACGTGCTCGCGCTCACCATCGCAGGCGGCACGAGCACCGAGTTCTGCATCCAGTACAGCAATGACAACAGTACCTGGGCGACGCTCGGCAGCAACCTCGGTCAGGTAGACAGCACCGCAAACTACACGTACCGGCGCACGGCGGGGATCACGTATCCGGCGACATACACGAGCGCGCGGTATTGGCGCGTCGCGAAAATAGGCGGTGCGAACCTGACGTACGAAGCGACGTTCGCCGATTTCGTGCTTTGGGGTGATAGCCC